CCTCTTCTACATCTATCTCATGATTCTCTCTACCTATTATATTCTTAGTTTTATCACCTATAGCTATAACTCGAACATTAACACCATAGTCACTGTATTTATTAGTCATATAACTTGTAACATAACCATGAGTGGAGCCATCATATGCTGTAAATAACATCTGTGTATCTGTACCTACTAAAGAAGATAGCAAACTTTTTAATTGATATGTATTTAAAGCAGTCTCTCTCCAATCTAATAAAGAATCAAATAGAAGTACATTATCTTCATTTACAGTATAATCCTTATTGAATACCTTACATACATGGTTATCATATAGAATAATACATTCATGATTAAGATTTTCAGCACTCCCTAAATCCTCTAGTAATAAATCTATATCAGTCTTTATAGCTTCACTACACATAAGACAATCACCTTCATTCTAAACATAAAAATAAGGACTAGAATACCTAGTCCTTATTATATCATCTTTCAATTCTTATTTAAAGTTTGTTTTATACAGTTTTTTAATATAGTATCCCTTATAAAGATACGCTTGATGATTTTTACAATTATACTTATCTGAGAAATCTTTCTCAGACATAGTTTTGTAATCAGATAGAATCTCTTTTAAAGAATCTTTATCATATTTAGTTCTACGTCCTCTTGTTTCAGACTTTTTTGTATTTAATTTTGTTACCTCTTTAACCTCTACAGAACTTTTCTCATTAATAACTTCATAAGCCTTCTTACTAGCTGGCATAGAAACTACCTTATTTGGTTTGTAGAGATTTAATCCAAGATGAAAAGCTATTGCATCATCTACCAATCGCATAGTACTATTACCTAGAATAGTGACATATTCCTTTAGTTCATGAGTATTAACAAAACGCATCTGCTCTAACATAATACACGTATTAGTACCATTAAGAGTTAAATCAACATGAGTTTTGATTTTATCCCCCTTACCATATTGACCTGTAGACATAGGTGCAATCGTACAAATCTTATCAATAGATTTATTATCAGAAACCACTACCCAAGGTCTACGACCATACTCAGTGCAATCTGGACGATTAAATCGTGTGGTATTAAATTGTTTTTTGTCTTTACCCTCATCAATGTCATAAATAAAGACCATTCCTTTTGTTACACGTGTATACTCATCATTCATTTGTGTAGCCATTTTTTACTCCTCACCATTAATCATATCGTAGTGAACATTGATTAAATTGCCTCTCTCGTCAAAATCCTCTACATACAACTCATTAGGTTTATTAGTACGGAACATCATACTATATCCGTTCCCTACCTCATTTCTGAAGATATAGATTTCATCCCCTACCACGTTTTCCGCAATACTTAAACCATTCTCTAGTGCTAAAATGTCATCCAAACTTAACGCACTTTCAATCTTACTCTGTAAATCTTTTTTCATGATGTACCTCCACATCTTTTAAAATTAACATACTCTCAAAACCAATACTAAAGAGTACACTTATATATTACCATAGATGTAAAGAATTGTAAAGTAACAAATAAAAATAGAGGTCAAGTCTTTAACTTAACCTCTATATATTAGTATAATAACCTATTATTAACTTTATCATACATTACAAGTTTACCATTACTATTAGCATAATATGGTGTTAAATTTCCCCTATCATCACCAATATACACTAAATTAGTCCTTGTATCATATAACAAAATATACCCATCAATTCTACCAATACGCTCAAATACATTGGCAGATATCTCACCATCAATTACTTTTGATTCTATATTATATAACTCTAAATCACCAGAGTGAATCTTATAATGTAAATATGTGTCCACTGCTAATGAATAGACCATAGAAATAAATGCTAAAACCAAGAAAATAATTGCTAATATTCTACCTAAAGATGGTTTATATGTAATCTTCATTATGTCATCCCCCATACCCTAACAGTAAAATTTACTGATATAATCATTAAATTTCATTTTTGTAGTTGTATCAACGATAACATATGCATTTTCAATCCACGGGTATTCCTCAGGTAACCATGCATATCCACCATTACCCCATTCAATGCCCCATGAATTTAAAAGCCTCCAATGGAATTTATTATTAATATAACCCCAACCAGTGATAGTAACGGCATGACCACCATAATTTACCACATCTCTTGTAGCATCATATTGTATAATACCATCAGAACCTACGTCATAAAAACTGTCAAAAATAGGTATACCTGTAATGACTGCCTTAGCTGTTAAAATAGCAACTTGTATTTCTCTTCTCGAACTACATACATAGTATGAATCTATTCTAAATTCATCAGCTTTATTTCTATACAAATCAAGATTATTGCTAACTCTAGTGAAAGCCTCTCTTGTTGTATAGAAACCAGGCATGTCATCATATAAAATAGAGCCTATATCAGTACCGCCTTTAAGACATGTACGTAAATACATACCCTCAAAGTTTTCTTCCTCAGGACGTAACCCATAATTAAATGCTGGAGATAATGGTAATGTTAAAGAAGATTGACTGTTATCAGTCTCCTGTAAATACCTAACAGCGCTATAGGAACATGCACAACACATCTGAGATTTTCCTTGATTATACACAAAAGGGAACACATCACTCTGATATTCATAAGGAATATTTACAGAACCCAACTTTAATAAATCCCTAAATTTATAATCCCTACTATCATATGGTGATACTAATAGACCACTCCCTAAATTTGAATTATCCACTGAAACAACCCCTACTACACCAACACCTCAACATCAATCCTACTAATTCGTTTTAATGTATCTTGCAAGTATAGTTTATTTACGATATCCTTACTCTCTAATCGTAAATACTCCTCTGTTTCTCTATAGACAGTATAACTATAACCATCGTTATAGATATTACTTTGAACGATAATATCAAATTCAGTATAATAATCTTTTAGATTTTCATCTCGATACCTTACATGTTTACCAATAATAACACCTTTAACAGTCTTATATGAACCATCAAATTTAATAGGCTTCTTTATGGTAACAACATCACCGATATCAAATATACCCTCTCTCACATTTGTCAAAGTTGTTGACAACTTTGTACGTATCTCTTCATATGTATTATTCTTTAATATCTCGTATAAGGAATCTACCTTGAAAATTTTAACTAAATCATCATCAGTATAATATGAAGCATATCCACGTATTAGCATTACTTTACTACTGTAATCAACAGCATCTGATAATATGCTACTCATAAATATAACCCCTCAACTAATCACTAATCTTAGTAACGTCAGATACTGAAACCTCATATACCTCACGCTCTAGTGTAGAACCATCGTTAAATTTCTTAGTATATACCCTTGATTGAATCCTACCTACAAACTCAATCTCAGTACCAACACTCATACTTGAAACGTATTTAGAATTTCTTCCCGTTACGATAAATATGTACATATCTTAAATATTACACACTTACACTTTGATATACCTCACAATATATCTTCCTTTCTCATAGTGTCCCATTTTGCACAAGCTACTCTGGTTTGTATAACACTCCAAAGGCTTAAATTCCCCAGTAACGATAGGTACATATATAGAATATCATTTATTTAATACTTTCTATATTATAATTAGCTAGATTAATTGATGCATTAACATCTCTATCAATAACATTACCACAACAATCACATCTATATAATCTGTCAGATAATTTTAAATCTTTCTTAACATGACCACACACATGACAAATCTTTGAACTAGGATAAAATCTATCTGCTATCACTACTTCAATGCCATATAACTCAGCTTTATACTCTATCTGTCTCCTAAACTCATACAATTTTGAGTCAGAAACTGACTTAGATAAATGACGATTTTTCAACATCCCACTAACATTTAAATCCTCTAAAACTATTTGAAATGGCTTGGTTTTCACTATCTCAGTAGTTGTTTGATGTAAATAGTTAGTTCTGATATTTAACAAACGTCTATATAACCTCTGAATTATACCCTTTTGTTTTTGAATGTTTTTACACAACTCTAAGTCTTTACTGTAAATTGGTCTACCATTATCGCTATAATGACTTGTATTTATAAGAATCTTACGTGAAAACTTACGTTGCTCACGTTTTAATTTTATCTCTAATCTCTTTACTTCATAAGTTTTATTGATATTATGATACTTCTTAACCATAGTACCACCTTGATTAGAAACAATAGCTAATTCTTTAATACCTAAGTCTATACCAAGTCTATTATCCGATAGTTTAGTATCTACTCTTTCAACCTCAAAGCTAACAGATAAATACCAAAATTTACCATCAAAACTAATTCTAGAACTACAGTATTTTTGACCTTTACCTATTTTAGGTAATGACTCCCTAGTCTTTACAACACCAATTCTCTCACCATGAAACCCATTTGGTGTACGTTTTAAACTTTCGTAATTTACATAAAAACTAGGTTTAGACCTCTTCTTAGACTTAAACTTAGGATAGCCTTTATCATATTTAAAGAAATTCTGTAATGCTATGTTGGCGTCTTTCACACCTTGTTTCATAACGTTACTTCCTACTTCTTTAAGCCATGTATGTGTTGTCTTTTTAAGATGATTATTAATATACTTCCTAACATCTTTTTCAGATATATACTTAGGTTTACTGTTATCTTCTAACCACTCTTGATATACCCTATAACTCTCCGATAAAAAGTAATTATATGACCATCTAGCAACACCAACACTCTTCCAAAACAAAATCTCTTGCTCTTTTGTCGGTAATAACCTAATCTTAACTGACCTATATATTTTATTATCGTTACTATTTAATTTTTCTACCAAGTTGACACCCCCTTCCTATACAACTTAAATTATATAGAAAACATAGAGAATGTCAACTCTACATGTAATATTTTAATTTAGACATATTTATCTTATTCACATTAGAACGCAACCTCTAACGCAGTCTTACTGTCACCAGCAGACCTCTTATGCTTTCACATAAGCGTAGACTATATCTTCATCCTGTTTATCTTAAAACAGGAGCAACATTTTTCCTCCGCCATAAGCTTGCGGTTTTACTCTCCCTCAAGGAGATAGTCGTTGGAGGTCTCCCATATCTTATTACTAAGACTTAGGACTTTCCCTGCTAAACATCCATTGTTTACAGCACTTAGAACATACGTCTTCTGAGGTTCACTATTTTATCACTCAGACACTGATATGCTTTTTTTCATCATATGCCATCTCTACTATTTTTTCTGCTTTCGCACCTTAGACTTTATAGTCCCAGCTTATCGTTTCCAATTACTGTTTAGGTCGTAGAACTTTAGGAATTAAAAGCAATTAACGTTGAGTCTGCACCCCTTACGAGATACAGAGGGTATTCTGTTCAAATAAATTTTTTAATTATTGTAACAGTTTTGTTACCCATACAACACAAGGAATATAATCAGACTTATTATATAACCTATTCACTGATAATATAACATCTGAAATCTCCCTACCACCAGGAGTCCTTCGATGTACTACATCTTTACAAATAAAACCTCTTAAAGTAATTTTATTTGTAAACTCTTCTACAGAATCTAAAATCTCAATATCCTTTGTAAACAAGAATAAGCGTAAAGAGATTTTTCCTGTATCACTATTATGCTCATTGAAAGACCTAAACTGACCTTCTACTGAAACAATAGTGTCTTTATTTATCTTATTAACATCATATACCCTATCAGAAATTTCAACCCTAATAGTATCTGATGCACTACTATTTAATCTAGGAACTCTCACTGAGAACTCATAGAAATCCTCACCATGTGTACTATGATGAATTTCTGGACTACTAACCACATATCCTACAATCTTAGCTGTATTCGTTATATTGTTGTTAGTAACATCTGAGATAACATCACTCATCTATGCTACTTCCTCTTTGTACCTTAATAATATATTAAAATATAATTTCTTATATCGTATGTTCGCTAAGAGTATATATAAAGCAGATGACTAACCCTCCAAACTACCTAAGTCGATAATAGCATCTATATCGATAGTCTCACCATCAAAATCATCGTCAATTTTACCATAGTGTATAACTGTGTCAGGTATTAAATCCCATGTAGCGATATCGTCCCAAAAGATATTACCCTCATCATTTCTAACAGCTACACTTGTTTCATCTTTATAAGGTCTAATCTCAACAACATCACCAATGAAAGATACAAATGTATTATGCTCTACCCTATCACCAACTTGAATCATACACCCTCTATTCTGAATAGATTAACCTATCCTTATAATCACACAACTCACCCAAAGTTAGATTATATAAAGACCTCATATCTTTTAAATTAAAATCATCTTTATACTTAGAAAAGAAAGACCTATCCTCAACATAAGATAATCCATAGTAACGTAATGTCCCTTTTAAATTCATCTTGTTACCTAACATATCTACCTGTTCAATAGCATCTTTAATTGTATATTTACTATCTAACTTAACATTTCTATCTCTAGCAATCACTAAACACATCATACTGAAAATACCTCTCACCTATTATATAATAAAAAGAGTGTACATATCTCTACATACACTCTACACATTTATAATATTTTACTGTAATTCTTTATAACCATTACTAGATACAACACCACTCTGCAACATAGCCTGTTGTAATAAAATTGCATCAATACGCTTTTTAATGGAATTTCTTAGCTTTTTAGCTAATTTTTCTTTTGCAATTTCCTTACCAACATTAACATCAAACACATCACCATCATGACAACGTGCTTTAGCTTTATATGTACTCTTTAATCTCAAATTATCAAAGAACTTAGGTTTGAAATCAAAATAAACAATCTGAGATTTTCCTTGCATTAGTTTATAAAAAGCATTTTCGGCTAGATACTCACAATTAGTATTATATGCTGTAATTACTTGTTGCTTTTCGTCAACCTTAATAATAACTGGGATAGTAAAACCCTTAAAAATTGTAATTCTTTCCATCTTTAGTATCCTCTTTATTAATAACATAATGTATAAATGGTGCCTGCAACAAGACTTGAACTTGCAAGGTCATTACAACCAACGGATTCTAAGTCCGTCATGTTTTCCAGTTTCATCATGCAGGCATGTACGCATACTTTTTGAAGAAGTATGCGAAACTTATTTGGTGAACCCTGTTGGGATTGAACCAACGACCAGTCGGTTATCTTACTACTATAATTTTCATTACCATTAAAATAAATGTTTGTAGTCTGGACTATATCTCCACCATTTCAGGTGTCCACGTGTAGTCTCTACGGAGTCTCTTTTTACAAAAGTTCCCTCGGTATTAGCATATGTTACCACTTAGCCTTCACCGATACAGTGGAATTCTTACGCAGAGTTTCTAATTCCTCTTTGCGTAGCTCAATATCCCTCTTTCTAAAAGGTAAATCATAATATTTACACCATTTTCTTACAGCATTATCTGAAACACCATACTTCCTACCAATTTCAAGAAATGACTTTGACAATATCATTTCAGATAAGAAATACTTGTCAGGACGCTCTACTTTCCTCAAAGACATATTAGGCTTATATTGATATTTTTCAATAATCCCTTTACTATCTCTACACTTCTTACAGTACACAGATTTAATGCTATAATCAATTTTCTTACCACAACACTTACATCTAGGTCTAACCCTTTTTCCGTAAAATTTTGCAGATTTTTCAAGATTCTCAGAATGTGTTAATAACTCCAAATTTTCTAATGAGTTATTTTCTTTGTTATGGTCTATATGATTAATTTCCATCTTAGACGGGATAACACCAACAAAAGTCCTATACACCAACCGATGTACGTATAAATGCCTTCCCCCAACTGAAACTACACTGTAACCAACAGGATTTTTATAAATTTCAATCTTTCTAAAAATCATATTATTTTTAATGCAAAATACACTCTCATCTAACTCTTTTTCTGGCTTGCCATAAGTATGTCTACGATGATACATCTTTCCATCTATAATAATATAATAAGTTGGATTACATTCCTTCAGCACACTATCTCCATTTTTATTAATATAGTATAAGGGAGAAAATTCTATTTGTTTGTAATCATTCATGAAACCTCACATATAAATATATGAGTAAGATTTGAGCCGACCGCTCTACCCCTGAGCTAAGAGTTCATATGGCTCCGATGGTAGGACTCGAACCTACAACACACTGATTAACAGTCAGCCGTCTCTACCCATTGGACTACATCGGAATAAATACTGATAATTCTTTAGTTTAAAGAGGTTACACCACGTCAAGGTAAATTATCAAGTAACCCTGACCCTAGACAGACTCGAACTGCCGACACATGGTTTAGGAAACCATTGCTCTATCCACCTGAGCTATAGAGTCATATTGGCGGAGAGGGTGGGATTCGAACCCACGGTGGAAGTATATCTCCACTCTTCCTTAGCAGGGAAGTGTAATAAACCACTCTACCACCTCTCCATATATAAGTTGGCAGGCCCTAAAAGAATCGAACTCTTGTTTCTAGGTTTGGAGCCTAGCGTGTTGCCACTACACTAAAGACCTATGGCGGAAAGGATAGGATTCGAACCTACGGCACATCTCTGTGCAACGGTTTTCAAGACCGTCACCATAAACCACTCGGACACCTTTCCATTGTGTAGTTTTCTGAATAGCTAGTGAAATCAAGGTAACTACAAACCTAAAATAAGTTTATCCTGTACGTGTACAATGTGAGATAGAAAAAAGTACACCTAGCTTAAAATATGTAGTCATGTCTCGTACCATGACTACATGTATCATTATATATTATAAATTAAGTTTTGTAAAGTATCTAATTTACAAAATATCCCCACCAGTAACCTGTAATCGCTCTTCATTTACAGTAGATACATACTTAGAATACAAGAAAGAATTCTCGTCTTTGAACTGTTTTGAATTAAATCTATCTTTAGAAATAGATTGTAATTTAACAACATAGCTACCAATAATGAACTCTTCTTTACCACTCTCACGTAAAGAGTCTTTCAATTCTTTATTTAACTCTTTAGCCTCAGCTTCAAGAATAGAGATTTTATTTTTTAAATCCTTATATCTCTTAACCTTTTCTAATAATTGATTTTCTTCCATGATTTAATCTCCTTTAAATTTTAACCTTTTGTAGGTATTTCTATCTTAATATTTGTCTTTTTATCAGAGGAGTAGCTAAAAGAACCAATCTCTGAATCTAGTTTAGCCTCTACATCTTTTTTTAAGACATCATACTCAACAGAAGTACTTACACCATCTTTAGAAATAACATTCTCTAAACCAACTTTAAAGTCTTTACCTTTATCGTCATCTGAGAATGTTGCAGTAAATTTCATATCGTCTTTACTGTTACCCATAATATACCACCACTACTAAACTATGTCAATATTAATTTACAAAATATTACAAAAGTTTACTACCTAAGAAAGAAGAATTATCACCAAATAATCTATACTTTTCTTTTTCTAACTCAAAAATTCTTTCCTTTAAAGACTCTATCTCATGATTAATGCTACCAATCTCAGAATTAATCATTTCGTATCTATCTAATTTACTTTTTGAATTTTCTATCTCTTCATAATACTTAAATATTTTACATAAAGGTACGTCTTTAAAAGTATCCCTATCAAAAGGAACATCACAAATGTAGATATTCATATAATCACCACCTTATAGCGATTATACCATATCAATGAAAAATATTACAACTAAAAAGAGGTGTAGTAAAACACTACACCTCAAATATAAGAATCTTAATGTTCTTCGCTAGATAAGTAGATACCACTTTTAGTAGTAACTTGACTAGCTTCTAATTTAGCGGCTTCCTCAACGATTTTTTCAATACGTTCAACGGCTTCAGTCGCATATTTTTTGACCTCAGGTTGCTCAGAATGACGTGCTAATTGAGTTAAACGATACAAAGAGAATTTATCACCTTGTTCCGCATGTTTAACTAGTTCTGTCCAAGTCCAATCAAGACCAACATTACTATCAACATTAGTACCCAAGAAACCCAACAACCTATTCATTTCTCTATCCATTACAATAACCTCTAGAAATTACTAAAACTGACTATGAAAATATATCACCTAAAGGTATATATACAAATAATAAATGAATGTTGTTATTTATTTATTTATTTACTTTAATGACTACACGATAAAAAGACTTCTTCCCATTAATGTATGGTTTAAAAATTCTAACAACACTAAATCTACCACTCTGTCTATGACATAGTATTGTAACTGGAACTGCTTGTAGATAATCTGCACCCCAGTTAATGTTTTTTAGTTTATTAACATTAACTATATCAGTACCATCTAAATATTGAATATTATCATCCTTAA